GCGTACATGAGACCGATGGGCAGAGCCTGCCCGTGACCGGCCGCCCTGCCGCCCCCCCTCCCCCCGCGCGGGTGCGCGCGTGCCCGGGACTCCCCCGGGGGGTTCGCCGCACGGAGTTTTCCTCGCCCCCCCGATGTGACCGCATCTACTTGGAGGTCTTCATGCTGCTTGCCACGACGCGCGATCCGCTGATTTTGGCCCTCATCATCCTTGCGATCATCGCCCTGGTCGTCTTCATCGTTCGTGGCCGGCTATAGCGTTGTCCGCCGGCATCCGCTCCCGGATTCGCTGCGTCTGCATGTGGCGGGATGGCATTTCATTGATGAAGATCTGGAGGATGGGCTGATCTGGGATTGGCCTGAGCTCGAGCGCTGGTTTTCCCTGTGGTGCTGATCTGGTGCTATGGCACCATTCTGGTGCTATGACGCTCGAGGAGGTTCAGGCGCGGCACCGGGAGGTTCTGGACGAGCTCGTGGAGATCCTCTCGACCGACGTGGAGGAGTTCTGGTCGCGTCGAGCCCATCTGCTCCTGATCGAGTTGAGCGAGCTCAACCGCAAGGAGGTCGCGATGCTCGAGAACCCCGGCTTCTTCTGCGGCTCGAACTTCTGCGACGACCCTGCCTGCCAGCAGGATCACGCGGAGCTGCTCTGAATGAAACGTGGGGGCTGGCCGGGATCCTGCCTTTCCCGGTCCAGCCCCCTTCTGGTTCTACTTCCAGATCACGATCTGGATCGCCCAGAGGGACACGATCACGATCGCCGCGATCAGCCCCCAGCGGATCACCTGAGCTCGGTTCATACGTCCGTCATCCTCCCGTCCGCGCCGTAGCGCACGTCGACGTCGACCCAGTCTGTCGGATCGGGTAGGAGACGCAGGTTGCAGGTGAACGCTGCTCTGCTCATCAGCGTCACGAACGTCGCTCCCACCCCGCCGGCGAGACGGATCGTTTCCGGGCTTGTCGCCGGCACACAGTAGAGCCCGGTCTCCACCCATTGCTGCGCCGACCAGCTCGAGATGACACCGTCGCGGGCGCACCAATTGACCTGTTGGAAGACCTTCCTCACGTAGAAGAAGTGGCCGTTGCGGTCAGACCATTTCGCCCCGTAGCACTTCGTGCCGTCCAGAGCCTGCAACGTCCGGTAGATCGTGTCGATCTGTTCCGGGCCGTCTTCGCCGTAGTCGGCGAGCTCCTGCGTTGACGTGTACCCCGTCTGCGGTTCTCCTGACGGAGGCGGCGGTGCCGGCGTCGGAGCAGGCACCGGCGTAGGGGCGGGCTCTGTCGGGGGCGGGCTCGGCGGCGGCGGCGGCGGCACAAGCACGCCTCCCCCACCACAGCTCGGCCTGTCACCCATGCACTCGTCCGCACGGGCTGTCCCCACGAAGAGGACTATCACGATCAGGGCTAGAAGCCCTGTCCAGCTAACGCGCTTGACCATCGTCCCTGCCTTTCGACGTGGTGGTTGCGCCGCAGTCCAAGCGGGATGATCCGCGAACTAGAGTCAACTGTCAAGGGAGACTCGATGCCGAGCCTGAACCTGCGCCTTCCGCCCGACCTCCACCTGGAGCTCAAGCACGCCGCCTCGAGGGAGCACCGGAGCCTGCACGCCGAGATCCTCTCCCGGCTCGAGACGATCGAGACCGTGGCTGTTCCCCGCGCCGGCGCACCCGCCGCGCAGCTCGTGCTCTGCGACGACGCCAGACATCATCGACGGGGCACGTTCTGCAAGCGTTGTGGAAACACCCCCTAACGAGGACGACTTCCGCTGGGAAGACCCCCGTCCCCCGTCGCGAACGCTGATCAGCTACGGCGCCGCGCTCCAGACCGTTCACAAGCGGCCAGGCGCGTGGGCGCGGATCAGGGTCTTCACCGTCGCCGGCAGCGCCTACAGCGCCGCCAGAGGCTTGCGGGTGGCCGCAACCGACAAGCACTGGGAGTTTCGCTCCGCTCGGCTCCTCAACCCGCCGAAACGCTACGGGCTCTACGCCCGCTTCCGAACCGACGCCCAGATGAAGGAGTAGGGCACGCCTGCCGCCGGCGCCGATCGCGATGCCGGCGCATCCACCGCTCCAAAACATCGTCCCTCGAGGCGGCAGCCCCGACATCGCAGTAGACGCAGTAAATCCCCGACCATCCGGTCTTGGTTTTCCAACCGTCGTTCCAGCGAATAGGGGAGGAAGCCACAGGCGGCAAGTGGGGGTGTGCGGGAGCGTGCGGCTTCCTCCCTAGTGGACTGCCACTGCCTCCTTCCTTCGGGTCCTGTAACACTCGGTGCAACGGGTCGATCCCGGGTTCACAATCTTGTTCTTGTGGCATACCGGGCAGATTTTCGCCTGTTCGTGACGCCGATTGCGCAATCGTTCCGCTTCTTTGCGCATATATTCGGGATCCTGCGATTTCACCCAACGATCGACCAATTGCGGGTACACATTCAGGATTTTCGCGATTTGCATGTTCGTTCTGCCCGTTTTCGCGAGATTACGCGCTGTCTGCTTCATTTCGGGCGGGTAATACCTACGCATTGCGCTTCCAGAGCAACCTGAACCGGCCCAAGTCGAAAGCACGCCGATAGAGGCTGTTGACTTCCGCCGGCCCGAAACGCCGGAACCGGCGCGGCAGTCTCCTCACCCTCACGCGGCAACCTCCTTGCCAACGATCCTTTCCAGCGCTCGCCGAATCGAAAACAGTAGTTCGAGCTCCTGAGCGCTGTCGGAGCTGACCACGAGCAGCCGCTCGAGCAGCTTCACACGCTCCAACGTCAGCTCGAGGTCAGACCCCCTCGTCACGATCCTTCAACTCCTTCTCGAGCTTCTCGATCCTCTCCGTGTCCTGAGCGTGACGCTCCTCGTCCGCCTCATGGCGGATCTCGTTCTGGACATGCTCGGCCTGGAGCCGTTCGATCTCGTTCCCCATCCGCCGCGCGAAACGCTCCGCGGAGGGGACGCCGGCGGACGTCAGGTGCCGGCTCACCGTGGAAGCGTCGACGCCGAGATGTTGGGCGACCATCCCGACGCTCCCCAGCTCCTCCAGGTAGTCCCGTAGCTCCGAGTAGCGCACGACCCGCGCCTCGTCGGGAACGAAGACGACTCGGTTCGTCTGTTGGACCCCTTCGGGGTCGATGTCGGACATCTCACTGCCTCCTGATCCTCCTGATCTCTGCCCTCGTTTTTAGCAGATGGAGGCGGCGCCCGTGAACGAAAAAAACCGCAAAGTGCAGGAGGCTCACACATTGCAGATCTGCAAACCTCCTGCACACGACAGGGATTCCGGTGAGTCTGACTCTTGACGAGCTGCTCCTTCATGAAGCTGAGATCGAGATCGAGCGCCGCAATTGCGAGACGCATCCGGCCTACCTGCTCGAGCACGTCCGCTGCGTGGACGCGAAGACCGGCGAGGAGTTCACCTTTCAACTGCTCGACGAGGAGAAGCCCTGGTACTGGCAGCGGGCCGTTCTCGACGGATGGCTTGCGGATAACTCGTCTGTAGTCCTGAAGGCTCGCCAGCTCGGAGTCACCTGGCTCTCTGCCGGCCTCGGGCTCTGGACGCTGCTCTACAAGCCAGGCACCACGGTCCTGATCGTCTCGATCAACGAGACGGAGGCGTCCAAGGTCGTCAACCGGCTCTGGGACATGCTCCACTCCCTGCCCCTGTTCCTCTGGAACGGCGCCAAGGTTATCAAGCCGACCCGCGGCGTCAGGCCGTTCAACGCGATCGGGCTCGAGTTCCCGGACGGCCGGATCAGCTCCGTGCTCGCGCTCGCGTCGACGAAGACCGCCGGCCACGGCGAGACCGCCGCCGTCGTGATCCTCGACGAGTACGCCCGCCAGGAGTACGCCCGCGAAACCTGGAACGCGGTCGTGCCGACGATGGCGGACGGCGGCAAGCTGATCGTGATCTCGACCGCGAACGGGATCTCCACGAGCGAGGAGGAAGGCAACTTCTTCCACCACCTGTGGAAGAACCACCGCGAGCTCGGGATCGAGCGCCGCTTCCTCTCCTGGCGAAGCCACCCCGACCGTGACGAGGAGTGGTACCGCGGGCTCTCGATGCCGTTGCGCTCGAAAGCGGAGCAGTACCCCGATGACGCCGACGAAGCCTTCCTGCTTACCGGCGACCAGTATTTCGACGCCGAATCGCTCTTCTGGTACGCGAAAAACGCTCTAGCTCGCGAGCTCTTCTCGTTCGACTTCCTGGAGCTGGGCCAAGCCAAGGCGAAGGCTCACCGCAAGAAGAACGGCTACATCCGTTGCTTCCGTGAGCCCGTAGTCGGGCACACATACGCGATCGGAATCGACGTCGCGACCGGCCGCGGCAAAGACTTTTCTGCCGCCTACGTCATTGATCTGGGGACGATGGAGTTTGTCGCGGAGTTTCATGGCCGTGTTGACGCAGATGTCTACGCCATGCAGCTTCATTACCTCGGAAAGTGGTACCAAAACGCTCGGATGGCAGTCGAGCTGGGCGGCGGATACGGCGAAGCCGTCGTGATTCCGCTCCGAGACGGCCGCGACGGGCGCCCCCCGTACCCGATGCTTTACCGGCACCGCCAGGACGGCCGAATTGACCGCCCCGGAAGCAAGCAAATCGGCTTCCCGATGACGATGAAGACCCGGCCGCTCGTTTTGTCGCAGTTGGAGCAGGTAATTCGGGAACGGGAGATGGCCGTTATGCCGCCAGACCTCGTTTCCGAGTGCCAGACGTTCACCTACCAGAAGAATCTGCCTTCCCCGAGGGCTCAAGACGGCGCAAATGACGATCGAGTCATGGCCGCGGCGATCACGATGGAGATGTACCGCCGATATGGCGCCCATCCCGACCGTTGGAGCCCCGAAAGGCGCCGTCAGAAGGATATGACGGCCACCGTGCGGCTTGACGGGCCATTTTTCGACAAACGCTACCGAAAGGCGTAGTAAATGAGCGAGCAGAACCCGAATCTCGGCGGAACCGGCGATTCCGCGATGAAGAACATCGTCACGAAGCTCGTTTCGGTCGATTCGCCCGATCGGCACCCGGACGCACCCGCTCTGCCAGGCCCGACGTTCCTTTCGGGCTCGCCGGCAGGCCGTGAGGCGCAGCCGGTGCTGAAGGAAGGGACCGGCAAGGTGCCGGTGATCCTCTCCTAATGGGCGGCGGACTCGAAGCCCTGCTCGGCGGCGGGGGTGGCGGTGCTCCTCCTCCTGGCGGCGCACCGGGGGCGCCCCCGCCGGCCGAGCAGGACGCCGGCGGCGGCGAGGTCTCCGACATGTTGAAAGAGATGCTCGAGATCGCCCGCGGCTACCTCGATCAGGAGCAGGACGAGCAGAACAAGCTGACGATGGAGCAGGTTACGACCCTGATCCAGAAGGTTCTCGCGGCCGAGGAGAAGGAGCTCCAGGACGCGATGGGCGGAAAGATGTCGCCCAAGCTGCTCTCGAGGGCGTATGCCGGATAACGACCGGGAGATCATCGGCCGTTGCATCCGCGAGTTCGACGAGGACTGCAAGCACCACGACCTCTGGATCGCCAAGGTCGACCGCTGGTACCGCGCCTGGCGCGGGATCCTCGACACGCAGTCCGAGGCGGCGAAGTGGAAGAGCAAGTCGCACCCTCCGTACCTGCTCCAGATCGTCGAGACGATGGTGGCCGGCTTGCAGGACCCGAAGCCGGCCTGGAAGGTGAAGCCGCGCCCGAAAATGGACAGCCCGGACGAGGTCGAGCGTCTCCGCAACGGAGCCAAGTCGCTCGAGATCCTGCTCGCCTACCAGCGCGACATGGACGGGCTCGCCCTGAAGCAGCGCCCGCATCGGTTGCAGGGTCTGATCGCCGGCCTCACCGTCTGGAAGACCTACTGGCGGCTCGAGGAGCGGATGGTGACGCGCCGGCAGTCCGTCTCCGAGATCGACGAGCTCGGGATGCAGCAGATCGTCGAGCACGACATCGAGACGATCGGCGTCGACCGAGACGACCCCGGCGTTGAGGTCGTCGACGTTCGTGACTGGATCTGGAACGAGTCGGCCCGCACGGTCGAGTCGGCGAACCGGATCCACCACCGCGTCTGGATGAGCTTCGACGAGCTGAAAGAGCTCGAGCAGCAGGGCTACTACAAGAACGTCGACCAGCTCAAAGAGACGAAGGATTTCACCGATCGGCTCGCCTCCCGCGAAACCGATCTCTTCAACGTCGACCGCACCAAAGACATGGTGCAGGTGGTCGAGCACTGGTACGACGGCGGCAAGAAGGTCGTCACGATCGCCAACAACAAGGTCTTGCTGAAGCAGCGCGACAACCCCTTCGCGCACGGCAACTTCCCCTTCATCGCCTGCTCCGGAATCCCCGATCTGTTCCGGATCCCCGGCGTCTCAATGGTCGAGCTCGTCGACGAGCTCCAGGAGATGCTCTGGGGGCTCCAGAACCAGCGCAAAGACAACCTCGAGCTGATCAACAACGCGATCGTCATGGTCAGAGAGGACGTCCTGGATCCGGGCGGCTTCGTCTTCGCCCCCGGTGAGCAGTGGCTCGTCTCCGACAAGGACGCCGTCACGATGTGGCAGCCGAACGCCGACGTCGCCCGCTACTCGCTCGAGGCGGAAGCGCTGATCAAAGCCGACATCCAGAACATCCCCGGCGCCTCGCCGGCGCTCCTCGGACAGCCGTCCGCGACAGAGCAGACCGCGACAGAGGTCTCGCTGTTGACGAACTTGGCCCAGCGTCGGCTCGCTGCGCAGAAGTTCAACTTCACGATGGCCGATGTCGCGGTCGGCAACCAGTGGATCGAGCTGAACCGGCAGTTCATGACCGAGTCGCGGATGGTCGGGATCGTCGGCAAAGACGGTGAGGAAGGGTGGCAGGAGATCCACCCCGAGAGCTTCCAGGACGGCACCTTCTCGATCCAGGTCGAGCAGATGGACGAGAGCCTGATCCGGCAGGAGCGCCTCGCCGAAGCAACCTCCCGTTTCCAAGTCGCGTTGCAAGCGCTCCAGCCGATGGCCCTGATCGGCCAGCCGCTGAACATGAAGGCGTTCGTCGAAGACATGCTCGAGGCAGCCGGCGTCCAGGACATGGACCGCTACTTCTCGGCGCAGCCGCAGCCAGGGGCGCCGCCGGCGCAGGCGCAACCGCCGGCGCCGACGCAGCCGGGGGTGACGTCGCCGATGGCGACCGACCTGAACGCCCCCTCGAACGAGTATTCGCAGTCGCCGGCGATGCCGATGGCCCGGATGGGCGCCATGAACGGTGGCCCAGCGAATGTCTGAAGCACGGCTCGTCGCCGAAGAGATCCGCGTGCTCGGCGACCGCGCCCAGTCTCTCTCCAAACTCGTCGACCACCCCGCCTGGAAAACCCTCCGGGAGGAGCTCGATCGAGTCAAGGCCCAGTACGAGGGTCGCCTCGCACGCAAGCTCACGAGCGGCGGTATCAGCGCCTCGCCGCTCGACCAACGCGAGGTCGACTACCAGCGCGGCTTCTTCTCGGGAGCGGAGTGGATTCTTCGGAACCCCGAGCAGGCAGAGTCGAGCTTCGCCCAGGCGCTTGAGAGGAACGCTGAATGAGCGACTACGACTTCGACGCGGCACTGGCCGCACAGGTGGACTCCCGCGAGGAGACAACCCCCGCCGAAGAGCCCGACCCGGACGTCCACGAGCACGTTCTCGACACAGACGACGAGCTGCTCGACCCCGAGGTCGTCGGTCCCGGAACCGAGGAGCCCGAGGAGGAGGAGCCCGAGGAGGAGCCGGCACCGGCCGCGCTCGAGCTCGACGCCCGCGCCAACGAGTACCTGAAGGAGCTCGTCGAGAGCTTCGACGGCGACCCGGCGAAGGCGCTGCGCTCCGCGGTCGAAGCGCAATCCCTGATCGGCCGGCAAGGGCAGGAGCTCGGCGACCTACGCAAAGAGGTCGACGCGATCCGCGCCAGCCAGGAGCAGCAGGCCCGCCCGGAAGCGTTCCCCGGCGATCTCGACGAGGCGATCGAGGAGAACCCCGACCAGGTCGCCCGCTGGGCGCTCGAGCAGAACCAGGCGGGCGTCTACAACGCCGCGATGGCGAACTGGTACGAGGAGAACCCGCGCGAGGCGTCCCGCTTCGAGCGAGCGCTCGAGATGGACCTGCTCCGTCGCGAGATGGAGACGAAGATTCAGCCTGCGATCGAGCCGGCGCGTCAGCAGACGCGGGAGCGCTCGATGGTGCAGGCACAGACAGAACTTCGGGGCACCTACCCCGATTTGGATTCGGTTCTGGAGTCGGCCACCGAAGCCGAGGTCTCTGGCCTCGATGCAACGGTGATCCGGCAGCTCCAGGAGACGAACCCGAAGGCCGCGCTCGAGACGATCTACCGCTGGGTCAAGGCGGGCAGACCGGCCGAGGTAGTGGCTGCTTCCCCCGAGCAGAAGCAAGCCGCTCGGGAAGCGAAGCGCAGTGCAGCAGTCGTAAGCGCCTCCTCCACGCCGGCGCGGGAGGAAAAGGGCAACTACGACCGCTTGAAGGACTTCATGTTGACGCCGGAACCGCAGTCCGTCACTCACGGCCTCCAGCGCTAGGCGCGGAGACAACCGGAGGCGGGGCGACTCACTGAACCCCCACTTCTGGAGACGAATCAATGGCAGTGACCATCAACTCCGGACTGGTCGACGACCAAGACATTCTGCAAAACGAACGGGTCATCGACATGTCCGACATCGTCGGGATGCTCGAGACCGAGTGGACGCAGTTCACAACTGCGCTCATGAAGGTCAGAAGCAAGCCGGCCAACTCGAGCAAGGTGGAATGGCTCGAGGATCGGCTCTTCCCGCGCAAGTCCGCGCTCGCCGCGACCGCTTCGGCGGGCACGGCGTCAATGGACGTGACGGCGGGCGAGGGGATCTACTTCATCGTCGGCGACGTTGTCCGCAACGCGGTCAACGGCGAGGCGTATGAGGTCACGGGTGTCACTTCCGACTCGGTCGGGATCACCCGCTCCATCGGCACGGTCGCGGCGGCAACGTCGGCGTCCGGCGCCGAGCTCGTGATCATCGGCAACGCCTCCCCACAGGGCGGGCTCCTGCCGACGTCAAAGGTGGTCGAGCGTGTGGCGCAGTTCAACTACACGCAGATCTTCCGCCTGTCCTACAGCTTCACTCGCACCCTGACGCAGTCGCGTCTCTACACCGGGGGCGAGCCGAACTACGAGCGCAAGAAGAAGGCGATCGAGCACAAGCGGCAGCTCGAGGCAGCCCTCTTCTTCGGGCCTCGTGAGCTCGACACCACGGGTCAGGGAGGCAACGAGCCGTCCGGCTTCATGGGCGGGATCTTCGAGTTCCTTACCTCCAACATCCACGACCCGTCGGGGCAGATGACCTCCACGGAGCTTGACACGTTCCTCCAGACCGACTTGCAGTACGGCTCTGGGCAGAACAAGGTCATCTTCTGTGCCCCGCTCGTTGCTCGCATCATCTCCACGTATGCGAGGGACAACTGGGTCCGGGCAACCCGTGAGAACACGATCTGGGGCGTCAAGATCGACGGCCTCGTGTCGGGTGCCTACGGGTACGAGATCCCGGTGTTCGTCAAGAGGGAGTGGGGAGATCTCTCCTCGACCTCCTCTCAGTACGGATCGTGGGCCTTCGTTGTGGACATGGACGCAGTTCGGCTGCGCCCGCTCCAGAACACGGTCCTTCTCCGCAACCGGCAGGCGAACGACGCCGACCGTGTCACGGAGGAGTACCTGACGGAGACCAGCTTCGAGCTCCAGAACGAGCAGAAGCACGCGATCATCAAGAACGCCACTTCGTAGCCGGGGTGGTGATAGCGCCGCCGCCTGCACCTGGCCGCGGCGTTCAAAGAGCGGGCGGGACGTGGCCGCACGCGCCCGCCCGCTCTTACTTTCGAGGAGGAACCTTTGGCCGTAGACGAAGGGCATCGAGACGACTACCTGCGCCAGCTTCGCGAGATCCGGCAGGGGAAGAAGGCCGAGCTCGACAAGGTCAAAGACACGCTCTCGAGGTTGAAGCTCGAGGACGACGCCCAAGTCCTGCTCACCGCCGAACAGAACACCGTGCTCCAAGACGCCGGCGTGATCGACGTTGTCGCCGTTGCGAATCTGCAAGAGGAACGGGACAAGCTGAACGCGGAAATCGACGCCATTCAGGCGCTCTCGGCCGCGGTCAGAACCCTGACATAACGGAGGAAAAGTGGCTCGTTACATCTCGAAGTATTCGTCGATGAAGAAGACTGTCCGCAAGGCAACACACACCCTGATTCAGGGGCAGAACGGGCCGGTGCTGCACGAAGTCTCGGCTCCCCACATCGCCTTCTTTCGGCCGGTCGGGATCACGCCTTGGGAGCGCGACTTTGCCGTCACACATTTCGGCTTCAAAGGGGTCGCAGACGGCGAGGACCCGCTGAAGCGGATCAGCTCCTACGACACCGACGAGGAAGCGAAGCGGCTCAACTGGTCGGACGAGGAGAAGGCGGCGGTCGAGAAGATGCTCGACGACGGCCAGAACGCCGACTACTTCCGGATCGAGCGCCCGCGCCTGCCGGCGCCGTGGCCGAAGTACGACGAGCTCGTGCCGCAGGGCCGGCGCACGATCGAGCTCGTCGCCGCGCAGATCGCCGAGACCGTGCGCACGCTCGGGCTCGACCCGCAGACCGTCGCCGCTTACGAGCGCGAGAACCTGAATCGGGAGATCGTGATCGCGGAGCTCGAGGCGAACGTCGAAACCCTCGTCGAAGCGTAATGCTCGCCACATGGTGGCGGCAGGCCACCCCCGGCACCACGTACTGGCGCTGCGACGTGCCGGCGCGGGCGTTGCCGGGACAGGTGCTTCAGCTCCGTAACGAGAGCCTCGTCGACGAGTACGACGGCGTCCGCCTGGTCGGCCAGGAGGGAGCGTCGATCTGGCAGTTCCCCGGCAACGCGACCAGGGCGCTGATCATGGCGCACCTTCAGACCGAGAACGTCGCCAAGGTGCTCGTGGAGGTCGACGACAACTACCTCCTCGCCGCCCCCCACCGCGCCGGCTTCGCGTCCGAGTGGCAGGCCCGCGTCGACCGGACGCCCGAGGACAGATACAGCCACGAGGCGCACGCCCGGATCGTGCAATGGGTCGACGGGGTCATCGTCACCACGCCGACACTCGCGGAGCAATATGCGTCCGCAACTACGGCGCCGATCTACGTCTGCCCGAACAGCGTCGACCTGGACGACTGGCCCGAGCCGTTCGAGAAACAGAGCGAGGTCTTCTGCGTCGGCTACGCCGGCTCCGACAGCCACGTTCACGACGTCACCCTGATCAAGCGAGCCCTGAGCTGGGCAGCCGACCAGCGCAAGACGATGGTCTGGAAGATCGGGCTCGGCAACGTCCACTGGACATTCCCGCACGAGATCTTCCCGTGGGCGAACGACCTCGCCGTCTACCGCAAGAACCTCCAGGTGCTCGACGTCGGGCTCTGCCCGCTGAAGCGCTCCCCCTGGCACGACGCGAAGTCGGACATCAAGGCGATCGAGTACGCGCTCTCGGGCGCCCTCCCGATCGTGCAGGCCGACTCCCCCTGCTACGCCGACTGGATCGACGTTGTCCCTTCCGCGTCGACGGAGACGGAGTGGCGCCGGATCGTCAAGTGGGCGGTCAACTCGCCGGACGACGTGAAGGAGATGGCGAAGAAAGCTCGCCAGTTCGTGCTCGACCAGAAGCTGATTGCCCACCACATCGACAAGTGGAAGGAGGCAGTCAGTGCATCAGAGCGTCATGAGCTGGACGTTGCAGCAAGTCAAGCAGTGGAATCTCGCTGACCTGAAGACCCTCGAGTGCGGCAGCCAGAACTACAACGGCACCGTCCGCCCCTTCTTCACCGGCGAGTACGTCGGCGTCGACATGCTCCCCGGCCCGGACGTCGACATCGTCGCGCTCGCGTCCGAGCTCCCCTTCGAGGACGAGACCTTCGAGACCGTGATCTCGACCGAGATGCTCGAGCACGACCCCTCCTTCTGGCTCTCGATCCCGGAGATGAAACGAGTCCTGAAGTCCGGAGGTCACATGCTGATCACCACCCGCGGCATCGGCTTCCCCTACCACGAGTACCCCGGCGACTACTGGCGCTTCACCGAGGACTCGATCTCGCTCCTCTTCGAGACGAACGGTCTCGAGATCGTGCGCGTCGAGCCCGACTGGTACCCAGGCCACCCGGGCGTGTTCGGGATCGCGAAGCGGCCATGAGCGAAGACACCCTGCACGAGCGCTGGCGCGAGCCGGTGATCCCTCTGGCGGTCCGAGACGACTACGACAACGTCACGATCGAGACCGGCCGGCCAACCCTCGATGTGCAGATGCGCTTCAAAGCGAAGGACATCGAGCGGATGCGCTTGGGCTACGTCTGTCTCGACTGCCTCGAGCCGCACGAGCACGCCTTCCCCGAGAACTGCGGGCTCTGCGGCTACCCGATGCGCGAGTTCCAGCAGCTCGACTTCACCCGCAAGTTCAAGGGGGTCGAGCGTGACCCGCGGGCCGTCTCGATCGAAGCCGGCCTCGAGCGCGTCGACGACAACCACGAGCGCAACTTCTACGAGTCCACGCACGGAATCCTCGTCCCCCGTTCGATGAAAGGAAGCTAATGCCCGCCACAAAGGACCGGGAGTCGGAGCTCGCCGTCCAGCTCCAGGAGATCAAGGCTCGCGCCTCCGAGCTCTCCGCAGAAGTCAGCCGGCAAAGCAAGCTGCTCGGCTCCGCCCAGAAGAAGCTCGATGCGGCAGTCCAGCTCGAGGAAGACCTGAAGGTGATGGAGCAGTCGCTCGCCGACTCGACCCGTCAGGTCTCGAGCCTGGAACGGCAGTTGAACGAGCAGCGTCAGCTCGCCGACAACGGTGAGAAGGCGGTCGCCGCCGGCAAGCAGATCGCGGACGGGCTCGCGGCGCTGAAGAGCCTGTAGGTGGCGAGCGTCGGGATCCAGGGAGGGCAGGGGCGAACGCTCGTCTACGTGCCCATCTCAGCCTCGAACGGGACACAGACGCTCATCGCCGCCGTTACCGGAGACAGGCGGATCAAAGTCGTCTCCTACGTCGTCGTCGGCTCCGCAAACTGCACCGTCAAGTTCGCGGACAACACCGGCGACCTGACTGGGGCGATGGACATCGCTCAGTACGGAGGCGTCGTCGCGGCCGGCCAGCCCTCCGTGCCCTGGTTCGTGACCCGGATCAACGAGCCGCTGAAGATCATCTCCACTGCGGCCGTCAACGGCCACCTGGCCTACATCGTCGAGACGTAGATGAAGGCCAAAGGCTCGGCCCGCGAAGCGTCGATCTCGGCGGTGGTCACTCGAGCCGACGGAACGATCGAAGACCTAGGCGTTGTCGCCCGCTGGCATCGCAACCCCCTGATCCGCCTCAAGTGGCGGATCCAAGACCGCATGAGGAGAACGCATGGCGACCTTCCTTCTTGACGGCGGACTCGACATCACCACAAACCGACTCAAGGGCTCGGGCACCGAGCCACTGAACATCGGTTGGGGAACGGCCGCCGGCACCACCGCCCGAACCGACACGACCCTCTTCACCGAAAAGCTCGTCGACCTGACCACGTCGGCCGGCACCGACCACACGGTGGGCACGTCGACGCGGCAGACAACGACGACCACGAACGACACCTACCAGGTGGTCGGCACCCGCACCGCGACCGGCGCCGGCACCGTCACGAACGCCGGCCTTTTCGACGCGGCCTCGGGCGGCAACCTCTACATGAAGGGTGACTTCACGGGAATTGGGCTCGCAATTGCGGACGCGATCACGTTCACGATGAAGGTCATCTACGACAACTAAAGGGGCGGGATGAACTGGTACCGCATTTACGTCGACAAGGTCTTCACGGATAGCGGCGGCGGCGACCATTCCCGCACGGTCGACATGTCCGCGGATGACCCGAACGCGGCGCTCGAGGCACTAGAGCTGGAAGCAGACGAGCAAGTCAACTCGATCGTGGAGCTCTCGGAGGACCCCAATGGCTAGTGAAACCCAGAACTACCACGAGACACGCGATCCGTACTACCAGGCAGGAGACTTCACCGCGGTCTCGCCGCTCACGACCTCGATCAGCGCGATCCCGGTCCTGCGTGTTCCCGCGACCGCGCTCGCCTTCCCCGCCTTCTACTGGGGCAAGCCTGGCCGGCGCTGGTCGATCTACATGCTCGGCCGCATGACGACCGCCGCGACCCCCGGAAACATCACTTGGGAGCTGCGCCATCAGACCGGCACCGCATCCGACGCCGGCGGCACGATCCTCGCCACATCGGCGGCGGTCGTGGGCGCGGCCAACAAGACGAACGCCACCTGGTGGGCACGCTTCGTGATCGAAGCCCGCGGCGATGCCTCAACGTTCGTGCCGACCGCCTCCCCGCTCTTCGGCTACGGCCTGGTCTGGGCGGAAGGTTCGTCAGCGATTTGGGCGGCGGCGTCGAACCCGCTCTTCCTGCCGGCGACGGCGCCGGCGGCAGTCAACGTCGACACGACGCTGGCCGGAACGATCCATGTGGACGTGAAGCGGTCAGGGTCGACGGCCGAGGCGATCACCGTCCACGACGTTGCCATCAACTCTCTGACCTAACCGGCGATGGCCGTTCTTCTCGGCCGCACTACGGCGAGCACGACTGCCGACTTCGCCTCCTCGGACACGACGGCAGCGTGGGATTTCACGGCTGTAGCTTCCGGCACGCTCACCGTCATCTTCGCGCAGTCGAAGGTCGCGAACACGGGCAGCAGCTACAAGCTCGGCATCTACGCCGATTCGGGTTCCGCCCCTGCCGCGAGGTTGGGCGTCGGCACCGTCACGATCGGCACCCCGACCGGGACAGGAGTCTTCGGGGCGATCATCAGTCCCGGCGTCGCCATCGTCAGCGGCACGAAGTATTGGCTCGCGATCCGGTCGGCCGGGGACGCCTACAACTTCCAGGGTGACTCGGGCGGCAACTACTTCGAGACGAACCCGACCAGCCAGGACTTCCCGAACCCCTACGGCGTAACCGCCGGCCCGAGCGTTGTCAACGCGATCATCTGGGGCGAGGACTCCCCCCAGAGCGGTCCGGGCAGGCGCGTTTTCCCGTTCGCGCTGAAGCGCTTCCGCCGCCCCGGCAACGTCTTCCTCCCGTTCCCGCTTCCCGACGCCGGCAGCGTGGTTGCGCCGACCGTGTTCCCGCAGGCGTTGACCGCGAACGCAACCGCGACCGCCACGATCGCCGTCAACGTCGCCAAGCGCGTCACCGCAACCGCGACCGCCACCGCGACGATCCAGAAGACGGTCGCGAAAGCGCTCACCGCGACCGCGACGGCGACGAGCTCGATCCAGAAGACCGTGCTGAAGCTGCTCTCGAGCTCGGCCACGGCGACCGCGACGATCGCAACCCTTCGCTCGGTCACGCTGACGCTGACCGCGACGGCGACGGCCACGGCGACGATGACCCGGACGGTGCTGAAGACCGTCTCCGCTTCCGCCACGTCGACGGCGACGATGACGAGAACGGTCGCGAAGGCTCTTACCGCCTCTGCGACCGCGACGGCGACGATGACCCGCACCGTCCTGAAGCTCCTGACCGCGACGGCGACCTCCACCGCTTCGCTGCTCGCGCAGAAGGTGAAGCTGGTCGCGCTGACGGCGAACGCAACCGCGACCGCGACCATGTCCCGCGTTGTCCTGAAGACGGTCTCTGCGAGCGCGACCTCGACGGCCACGATCCAGAAGGTCGTCCTGAAGACGCTGTCTGCGACCGCGTCCGCGACCGCCACTTTGGTCGCCACCTTCGTCGCCGGCGGCGGCGCCGTTGCACGGCTCTTCCGAACGCTGATGGGCGTCGGTCAGTAACCCTCGAGCAAGGGGCTCCTCTTGATCTTTTCCGCTCTCCGTACATCGGTGGCATCCGAGCTCGGTCTCGACAACACTGCCGCCGGCGCCGATCAGCTCCTGATTGACCAGTGGCTGAACCAGGCAGTTCGTGACGTGTTGCTGCGGACGCATTGTTACGTCACGTCGACAACGCAGGCGCTCGTGGCCGGCACAACCGACTACCAGCTCCCCGCCACAACGCTCGCGATCATCGACATCAACGGGCCGACGACCGGCAACCGCTTTGAATACATGACGCCCGAAGACATCTTCGAGCTGCGCCGGCGCAACATCGGACTCACCGGCGCCACCCGCGCCTACGCCGTGCTCGGCTCCAACCTCCTGATGATGTACCCAACCCCGTCAGCGGCCGAGACGCTGACCGTCTACATCGTCCCCAAGCCCACGGAGATGACGACCGGCGCGAACGATCCCGCCACGTCCACCTACGGGCTGATCCCGACCGAGTTCCACCGGGCGCTCGAGCTTTACGCCTTCGCGAAGGGCGCCAGCTTCGACGACGACGAGAGCTCAAAGATGGGCCAGAGCTACGAGCAGCAGTACGAGCAGTTTCTCGCCCGGATCATCCGGCCGGCGGTGAACCGCAAGGGCGGCTCGAAGATGCCTCGCGCCCGGATCGGCGGACGCTCCACCCTCCTCCGCACCCGGAACGACATCTACCCGTAATGGCGAACCCCTCGGTTCTCCAGCGCGACTTCCTTCGGATGGCGCGGGACTTCCCACGCAACCAGCTCCCTCAAGGCGCCGTCTGGAACATGGTCGACTGGCTCCCTCGAGACGACGCGCCCCTGCGCGGACGCGGCGGCTGGTCAGCGCTCGCAGACATCCATGCGGTCACGTCGTCAGCGGACAAGATCCACGCCGGCATCTACGCCCCCTTCTCGACGAAGAAGAACCTGGCCGTCGACGACGGCGGCAACCTCTACAGCTTCACGGACGCCGGCACCGTCACCGGGATCGGTGTCGCCTACGCCTCCGGGCTACCGCTCCAGAACCCGGTCTTCCACGCCGACTACGTCATCTTCCCTTCCGGCGACGGATCGACCGCCCCGAAGCGCTACAACAACACCGCCATCGCCGCGCTCGGCGGCACCCCTCCAGCGGGCCAGTACGCGACCGTCTGGAAGGACTACACGCTGCTCGCGAACACGACCGCGAACCCGCGCCGGCTCTTCTTCTCCGAGCCGGGGGACCCGAACGCGACATGGGACACCACCCTTTCGATCATCGACTTCTCCCGCCCGATCCGCGGGCTCGCCGCCCTCCGCAACTCCGTGCTCGTCTTCCACGACGACGCCGTCTCCCGCCTCCGCGGATCCATTCCCCCGCCGGACGGCGACCTCGAGAAGGACGACCCCGCCTTCCAGGTCGGGCTCGTCGACGCCCGCTCTATCTGCACCTACGCCGACTGGGTCTACTGGTGCTCGACCGAAGGAGTGTTCCGCTCGGACGGCGTCTCGATCGAAGACCTGACCCGCCGCGGCGACATGAGCTCCTACTGGACTGACCTCCTTCTCAGCCTGCAATCCGATTGGACGTTCGCGACAGGCGTGCTCAACAACACCCTCTTCGTGATCGTCGACGACGACGGCTCCGCCAACGACGGCTTCATGTGCAACCTGCGCGACTACACCTGGTCACGGATCTCGAACGTCGACGCGAAGGTGCTCTGGAGCTCCGTCACGAGCTTCGACGAGCTCTACATCGGCCGCTCCCAGGAAGGCAAGGTCGGCAAGCTCTCCTCGATCTTCACGCCGGCGTCAGCCGTCAAGAACGACGGCGACGGCACCGCCGTTCTGCCGGTGCTCGAGACCGCCTACTACGAGGGCGAACCGGGGCAGAAGACTTGGAAGAAGGGTTACGTCGGCTACGAGCTCTTCGACTGGGCGACCGACAACCCGACGATCGCGGTCAGAACGATCAGCTCCCCCGCCGAGACCTCCTACTCCGGGGTCTACGGCACTCTGGCCGAACACTCCGGGTACCAGCGCTCCCGCTTCCAGCTCGGCTTCGTGCAGGAAGGGATCGGCTTCAAGCTGACCCAGCTCGCCGCCGGCGATGCCCGCCTCTACGGGATCGAGGCTGACGTTCACGCCCGCGAGCGCTCGAGGCTTGCGCGGTGAGCGAGTTCCTGCCCGACCAGTTCGGCAACACGACCAGCGAGTACCTGAAGAAGCCCGAGTCCCTCCCCGGCAAGCTCGACGACAAAGAGCGGGCGCAATGGCTGCGCTACAACGCTTCCGTCACGGAGCTCAGTCCGGAGTTCAAGTCCTGGATCAAGAACTTTGTCCTCGTCGAGATCGCCGGCGACCTACCGGGGGCGGGCTCGAGCGCATCGACTGACGGTTGGACCGCCGCCACCGGCGAGACCTGGACATACGCCTCCGCTGACTCGCCCACGTTCACGTTCACGGTCGCTACCGATCTGACAACGAAGTACGCCGCCGGCCAACGAATCAAGTTGACCCAGACGACAGCGAAATACTTCATCGTCACGAAGGTCTCCTACTCGGCGCCGAACACGACGGTCACGATCTACGGCGGCACCGACTACACGCTCGCGAACGCCGCGATCACCCTCCCGTACATGTCCCGTGAGAAGGCGCCCTTCGGCTTCAACCTCGACCCCACGAAATGGACGGCCGAGACGACCTCGACGGCGCATGACAACCAAGGTGCCACGGTTGCAGGCACCTGGTACAACCTTGGCTCGCGGTCTCTGTCGGTCCCGATCGGGGTGTGGGAGCTCTACTACGAAGCCTGCTCCTACATCGACACCGACGACGATGTGAACCCGAGCAAATACACCACTCTTTCGACCGCGAATAACACCGAGTCCGACATCTCCATGACGTGCCTCTCCCAGATCAACGGGGGCGGGGCAGGCGTTCTCGACCAGCAGTACGAGAATCACATCCGACGCAGGACGCTCGTTCTGACCACCAAGCAGTCGTATTTCCTCAACTCCAAGACGAGCAACGGCGGCTCGACCATTGGACAGAGGGGCGACATCGGCACCACCGTCATCCGCGCCATCTGCGCCTACCTCTAGGAGCCCCATGCCGATCGACTTCAACGATCCTGCATACCAGGCGATGATCCGGCGTGCGCTCGGGATGGACCCGAACGCCGGCGCCCCCGGCGCAGGGATGACACCGGCCGACCAGTCCGCGTACTACACGAACCTCGCGCACGGCACCGCCCCCTACGTGCAGGGCAGCGCCGACCTTCGGGCTCAAGGCGAAGCCTCGGGCGCCAGCGCGGCCGAACGGATCCGGCAGCAGTTGATCGACTTCGGGATCATCCCGGAGGGCTTCCAGGACAAGTACGGGTGGGTGAACGACGAGACCCGTCAGCTCGCCGCCGCCAACACCGCCTCCGGGGTTTCCACGTTCGCCCGCTTGCAGAAGGCATATGCGGACGCGGCGCGGAGAAGCAAGCGGGCGCTCGCCGCTCGAGGGATGCTCCGTTCCGGCGAGCTCGGCTACCAGCAACAGGAGCAGGGCTTGCTGCACCGGCAGAACCTCGCCGACGCAACCGGCAAGCTGCTCGGCGCGAACCGCGGCGTCTACGACGACTACACGAATGACTTCAACGCCCGCGCCCAACAGTGGCGCACGCTCGAGCAGGACGCCTACGGCAACGTCAAGGACGCGCCGCTCCCGATCGCCCCCGGGCAGCAGCCGGCCGAGCTCGGAGCGGCATGGAACGCTCTCCCCTACTCGCCGGTGATCACTCAGAACCCGCTCCCGGGCGGCAGACGGGTGCCGGTCTAAATGGCCTACTACAACCCGAAGGCGTATGTGCCTGGCGGCTCGACCCCGAAGGTGGCGCGAGCGATCCAGGCTCGAGGGAAGACGAAGCCGCGGAAGACGCCGGCAGGGCAGGCGCCGGCGGGCGCCCCGAAGCCGAAGGCGAAAGCGAAGCCGAAGCCATACGCCGGCTACCTGTCGCCGGCCGAAGTGATCGCGCAGTCGCGAGCGGAGGCGCAGAAGATCCTCGATGCGACGGTCGCGCCGATCCAGGCGCAGAGCGACCGGCTCGGCCCGCAGTACGCGGCGGCAGGGGAAGGGCTCGCGCGTTCGCTCGAACCGATCAGCGGCCAGATCGCCGGCCTCTATAGCAACAATGCGTCCGCACAAAGAGATCTCGCTGGCGGGTATTCGCAGGCCGTGCAGGGGGTGCTGAACGCCGGCGATGCTGCGCAGGCCGGGACGCTCGCGCAGCTCGGCCTGCCGGCGCTCGGCGCCAGCCCGAACGCAGCGGTCGGCGACGTGATCTACGGGACCGGCGGATCTCTCCCCGCCCAGACGATGGGTACCACCGGCACGGCAATGGCCGCTGCGGCTGCGTTCCTGCCCGCCTCCGCGCGTATCCAGGCCCGAGCCGACACAACTGCCGCGCAGCAGAAATACCGCGACGACATCGCCCTCCTACGGGCGAAGCAGCCCGAGATCTACCAGTCGCTGCTCGAGTCCGGCCGCGGCTACCAGGACTCCCTCGCCGACAACGCGCTCCAGCGCTACGACACCTTCGCCGACAACCAGATCAACGCTCGAGCTCAGACCCTGTACGAGAAGCAGTACGGGATAAAGGCGAACGAGACCTCCGGGCTCGACGTCAACGGCAACCCCATGCCTGGCTACACCGTCTCCCCCGATGGTCAGACGCTGATCCCCCCGGGTTACGAGTGGAAGAACGGCAAGGTCGTCAAGTCGAAGGCGCCCTCGAACGCGAAGACCGTGACCGAGCGCAAGGCCGAAGCACGGCAGGCGGCAGTTCAGAAGCGGAACGACGAGACCGCGGACGCGATCGTCGACATGACCACCTGGCTCTCCAACCAGGCGAAGGGGATGGAGACCGTCGTGCTCACCCCCGTCCCGGTGAAGATCGGTACCACCCTGGATCCGTTCGGCACCGGCAAGCAGGTGCCCGTCTACCGGACGAAGAACGGCGGCACGACCACGAACATCCAGGACCCGAACATCGTCACGAAGAAGGTGACGGAGGAGCAGCAGAAGAAGGTCAACTACACCGTCGCCCGCGACTACATCCGCGGCACCCTGCACGCCCGCCTCGATCGCTTCGGTTGGACGAAGAAGCAGGTGAACGAGATGGCGGCTCGGATCCTCGCCGCCGCCCACATCAACCCGCCGAAGGGTAAGCCGAAGCCGAAGCGGAACCGGGCCGCAGACGCGAAACCGTTGGGCGGCTGATGGCCCTCGATCCGGGAACCGGCTCCCGCCCCCAGAAGAAGAAGCGTCCCGGACCGCGCGACACGCGCACGGTCAGCCATGTCATGGCGGAAGCGGAGAAGCGTTCCGCTGCTCGCGCCGCCACGATCGACGCCGCCCCCCGCTCCGTCTTTATCCCTCCTGCCCTCGCGGCAGGGGGGCGGCCTGAGCCTGTCCGTGAAAAGTGGGCGAAGCGGCCGGCGCCCGAGGATCTCGACCAGGTCTTCAAGCTCGCGCTCGCCCGCCCCGCCCGCGTCGAGCTGAAGAAGCAGCAGCCGACCGACGTCAGCGGAGCCCCGCAGATTCTTAGCCCGCAACAGCGCACCGCCGAGCGTCTCGCCCGCAAGGGGACGCTGATCCAGGACACCGTTCACGGGCTCGACCGGCCGGCCAACTACCTGATGGGGCAGGGCGGACGGATCTCGAAGCGGATCGGCGAGATCGGCGAGGCAGGGATCACCGGCGGCACCGCCGTTCAGCGCCCGGGCGGACTGACGAACCTGCGGCAGCCGCCACAGACGGCAGGTCCCGGCCCGGAGCTGATCGGCCAGACGGCCGAGTTCACCGGCAACCTGAGCGAGGGGATCACCAACTCCGCGGTCGGCTTCATCCCCGGGATCATGCTCGGCGTCTCGCACCCGAAGGAGTTCGCGAAGCTCGCCTGGCAGGACGCGAAGTACCACCTGAACACGAAGGACATCGGCAAGAAGGTCTACGAGGATCCCGCCTGGTACGCGCTCTCGCTCTGGGGGCTCGCGAGCCTCCCCCGCCAGCTCGGCCACACCGCCAGTCGTCTGGCCGGCCGCGCCCAAGAGGTTCCGGTCGGCTACACGCTGACCGAGTCCGGGCCGGTGCGCCGGCAGCAGTCGGGAGCACCGCTGACCCAGATGCTCCAGGGATGGGTCGCCCGCCAGGCCGAAGAGAACCTGCCCGCGGACACGCCTCTCGTCGGCGTCAACAAGCGAGCGAAGAAGCAGCTCGCGATCGACGACGAGAAAGAGAAGATGCGGATGATGGCGCCGCTGGTCGAGTTCGCGGCGGCAGCCCGCCCGGTCATGCGCCGGCCGTTCCGCCGGATCGCCTACGACCGCCTCGCCCGCTTCGGCGGCTCCCCCGTGCAGGCGATCCATTCGATCCAGGACGAGATCGCGGCACGCGACCGCTGGGGCGGACGCTCGAACCGGCTGATGCGCGTCCAGCTCCGCGGCGCAATCAAGGCGATCGAGAAGGGCGACCAGAAGCTCTTCCGTCTCGTCGACCAGGGCCGCGAGATCACCGAGGCAGTCCAGGACATCTTCATCAAGTACGGGATGCTGACCCCGGAGACGGCCGCGGCGAAGCTGAACCTGCCGATGAAGCAGATCTTCCAGCTCCCCGACATCAACAGCCCCACCCGGGAGGCGCTCAAGCGTGAGCTCGCAGCGCTCCCGGAGTTCAAGGGGAACGAGCCTTTGCTCGAGGCGACGATGGACGTCATGGACGCTTCCGCCTACAGGTGGTGGGAGGAGCAGCGCTTCGGCGACGACACCCCCGACGCTCCAGGCGGTCGCACGAGAGAAGATGTGGACGCACGGATTGGGCAGCTCGAAGGGTTCCTCGAGCCCTTCGTCAGTCAGCTCACCCGAGTCATGCGGGAGGAAGGTACCGCCACCCGGGCCAGCCATGACCAGCGTCCGCGCCGGGAGATGTCGGATGCCGATCGTGCCCGAACCCACGCAATCGGCACCGGCACCCCGGTAGAGGATCTGGGTCTCGTCAGGGAGCGCTCCGGGGAGCAGGCCCGCCGGCACACCCGCGAGCGGGCCGAGCAGGAGATCGCCCGGATCGCGCTCGCCTCCACAGACCCGAACATGCGCCAGATCACGAAGGCGATCGAGGAGCTCGACGACCTCCGCGCACAGG